CAAAGTGCCCAAACATATACCGGCCTTTGAGCTTGGGGATTCTTTTGTAATCGTCTCCACACAACCAAGGGGCGATAACAACGTTGCTGTCAGAAAACCAATCGTTGCATATCGTAATATTGGGTAAGTGTTTGGCCCAAGCCACTGACTGAACATCACGCTTATCACGATAATACAGGTCGTGATTACCAGGGATGAAATAAGTATGAGAGAAATTGTCATTTAAATGTTCCAGTGCTTGTAGACTATAGCCCAATGTTAGAATATTGATACTGGCACGATTGTTGTGCCAATCGCCTAAGAACATTGCAGTCTCGCATCCTTCTTCTTTTGCTTTAGTAGTGGCCCATTTGACAAAATTTAAGCAGTCCTCATTGTGCAGAGTACTATTTGATTTGAGGCCAAAATGGATATCAGTAAATAGTGCGGCTTTTTTAAATAGATTAGTCATAATGCTAGTTTAATACATAAAATGCATAAAGTCAAATATGTATAATATTATCTAAATTTGTAATGCATTTCATTTTGACTAAATGCGAACAACATCGTTTTGTGATTGTTTCGAAATTATTTTTATAACGCAGATTAAAAATATTGTGCATTAAATCAAAATTTGATATTAATTGTTTTTTATCATAAATTATTTTTTTATGATCAGTGTATGCTGAATATTTTTCTATCATATCTGAAAATTCTAATAGATAAAATATACGATCAGGAAATAACACTCTTAAATTACAAAAAAAGTTCCAGTTAGTTTTGCACAGTTGATAATGTTGATCTAACACAGATTCTGATAATTCAATGGCAGGTAACGATGCCCAATCTATTTGGGTATCATGATGATGAAATCCGTAGTTGTGTCCAATAAAACAACTGGTTATCCACTCCCACCAGTTGTCCCTATATATTAATGCAATGTCGGTATTTTTATGATTGGTTAATAAATTTACCAATTTGTTATCTTTATTATTGGCATAATGTGCGGCTAATCTTTTATATTGTTGCCGCAATAAAGATTCGGTAAACACAGTACCAACTCGTCTAAATGTAACAGCTTGATAGTATTCATTACAAGTTTTGGGTATACTAAAGTCTAAATTAGAAATTAAATTATCTGCATAAATCCATGTGTTGTCTATGATTCCGATGTCTTTTGTATATAGACTTTTGGTTGCACCAACAAATTCGGTGTCAACAATTGGATCTTTTCGAGAGTACTCGAATAATAAATTATTATCATCGGCAAAAATACCATTTGGTGGCCATTTGCCACTATGCACAGTTTCTAAATTGATGTAGCCAGGAAAATGAGAGTTGATCCATTCGCGTTCTCCTGGCACATCTTGTGTAAAAACGATCTTATTCGTCATAGGTCCCGCTGCCTGAGCTCATACCTTGACGAGTATAACTGGGATTCAGCCCGTTCATTTCTAAGATATCATCCCGTAGATTTTGATTGCGTTTTTCAATGTTTAACACACGAGTAAAACTATTGGTAATGGCTGCGGTATAGTAAGCAAATGGATTTTGTGATTTGGATTCATCAAACTGCAACCCAATTTGACTTAACTGCAGTAATGCTTGGCTACGCATTTCGTCGTTATAAGTGTAGCCACGCCAATTGCTACGAGTAGCATAACGTTCACATAGTTTCATAAACATGTGAGCTAGTTTGTTAGTCATTTGTCCGTGATCTCTGCTGAATACTCCGGTATCTAACGGACCTTTCCAATGGCTTTTGCCCACGCAAACAATTTCGCCTACTTCATTGAGTTTATAGTGCTGAAACGGGGGAAAGTTGCATTTTGTATATTTTACAATAGCAACTTCTTTTGGATCATCATACTCGCTGACAATAACTTCATCAGCAGGATCTATTTCTACCTTTTTGCGTTTACTGATATCTTCAGGCACATGATCCCAGGTCATTACCCTGAAAACCACATCGGTGTCTTTGATTTCTTTGAGTTTTATTTCAAATTCGTCCAATTTGCGTTTAACACCAGTTTCTAACATGGCTGCTTCGTGTGCTAACTTGGCCAATCGTTCAGCACGATTTTTACGTGCTTGTAGTGTATTGGTCTTGTTGATTTTTTTCACATCCGGCAAAATTATGTCATAATCGGCATCTGCCTGATCAATATATGAACAATAGGTTGTTTTACTTTTGTGGATTTCTTTCAAGATATCTTTATTGTTAAGGTAGTTAGTTTTCATTATTTTCCTTTAAACTGAGTACATAATACACTGAATAAATATAAAAAGCAAGAGGATATTTATAATGCCAGTAGTAGATGATAGTATAGACGACGAAAGCAATTGGGGAACCCAAACCTCGGGACAAGCAGCAGATGCGGCCCAAGTTAACCAAACTACACCTACTTTTATGTCAGGAATAGGGGCAGCAATAGGAACAGGGTTAGGAGAAGTCAGCAAATATGCGTCCAGTGCCATCGGTAGAGGCCTATTGAGCGGCCTACTACCAGGTGGAGGTGCGGCCACGGCTATTGGATTGTTAGGTGGATTAACATCATTAGTTAACGCACCAGGGTCTACTAAATCTGGTAGTGCACCAATTGGATTTGTTGGGGATAAAACAGATTGGCGTGTTAAAATTGGGTTCGCAGGCAATCCGCCACCGATATCGTATAGCGGTGTAATGCTACCATTGGCAACAACAAATGGTGTCATTTTCCCGCATACTCCGACGCTGACGGTGCAAGAAACTGCAACGTATGGTCCACAAAAGCTAACACACAGTAATTATGCACAATATTTTTACGAAGGTTCAGAAGTTCCAGCAATTTCAATAGTAGGTGAATTCACTGTACAAAGTGTAGCCGAAGCAAATTATTTGTTGGCTGCAATTTATTTCTTTAGGACATCAACCAAAATGTTTTTTGGATCAGGACCTAATGTGGGCAATCCGCCACCTATACTGAAACTAAACGGGTACGGACAACACTATTTATCTGACGTTCCTTGTGTGCTGACCAGTTTTAGTCACACTATGCCATCAGAAGTTGATTATATCAGTACCACTGGTGGCAGCGGGACTCGAGTACCAACCATTAGCACAATAACAATCAGTGTGCAACCAATATACAGCAGAAAAAGCCAACAACAATGGAGCTTATCTGATTTCAGTCAAGGCAATTTGATCAAAGGTAAAGGATTTCTATAATGGCAGAGACTTATAGCAAAACAAGTCCATACTATACTACAAGTTTGTTTGGGCAATTTTTAGATGTGATGACTGATAGGCCAATCACTGCGTTGCCAGATGATGTGTTGTACGAAATTGACAATGTGTATCAATTTCGGCCTGACATGTTGAGTTACGATTTATACGGCGATAGTTCGCTGTGGTGGGTATTTGCACAACGCAATCCCAATGTGTTAAAAGATCCATTGTTTGACTTTCGAGCTGGTGTTAGAATTTATATACCCAAGAAAGACACACTGACTTCTGACCTGGGGCTGTAAACCATGGCGTCCATATATGAATTAGAAAACAAGGTTAAGAATCTAACCAGTCAGTTAGAGGACGCTAATACAAATTTAAAAAGACAACAAAGCGTTCTTGCCTATAATCTAGAAGAAGCAGCAAAATATACAGCCCAAGCTGCCAACTTACCTGATGGCTCTCCTGAAAAAGCAGCTGCCTTGTCCGTTGCTGCAAAACAGACTGCAAATGCTGATTATTTAAAAACTACTCAATTGGCAAAGGCACAAGCAGAAGTTGATGCACTGACTCAACAACTGGCAGATGCTAATCAACAATTGACCGACGCCAAAACTGCACCTCCTGCACCTCCTGATCCAGCAGCTGCTCCCACAACAACAACTCCTGATCCAGCTAAAGAAAACACAGGCTCAACTCCACTGTCTAATAATGAATTGTCTGCATTAGGCAATTCGCAAGCGCCGCCCGGGGAAGCCAGTTATACACCTCCGGCCACAAACACCACCACTTATTATGAAAATGATGGGTCAGCTAGTAAAACCACTGCACCGGTGGCAGTTGGCACAGATACTCCTGCCAGTGTTACACCTAAGGCCGCAACTACAAATAACATTACCCCAAATCCATTAAACAATTTTGCCAGTTACACCTACAATATTACATTGTTTATATTGAGCAAAGATGATTTTAACAGTTTGAGCACAGGTACAGCATCGTCATGGAATCCATCACAGGCGTTGATCAGCAGTGCTGGTCGTTATAACAATACCAGTACAACTGGCACATCCACTACAGTAAGAAACCCGCAATTTTTAGATAATTTTTTCTTTGATAATTTAGATATACAAACTGTTATTGGGTTAAATGATGGGTCTCGTGGCAGCAATGCTATTGAATTGAAATTTAGTATCATAGAGCCATATGGGCTAACATTGCTTGATAGATTAATTGCGTCCAGTGCTGCATTAGGTGGTGCCAACTATACTCAACAACCTTACCTATTACAAATAGATTTTTTTGGGATCACAGATGATGGTACACTAACAGAGTTGTCATCTCAACGTAAACGTATTCCTATCAACATTACTGATTTCAACATTAAAGTTAGCAAAGCAGGTGCACACTATGACGTTACTTGTATCCCATATAATCATATGGCATTTACAACCTATAACAACAGTAGCCCAGGAAGTTTTGAAATAACTGCTAGTACAGTCAAAGAATTCTTTGACCCTAATGCCGACAACAGTGGTGATTCAGCCCTAGCAGATAAAAATCGATTAGAGACTAACTTAATAAATGCACAAAATGCACTGGTATCTGCAAATGCATCTACACTACGATCAAAACCGTTACTAGTTGATACTGCTGCAAAAAATGTTGCTGCAGCACAACAAGCGTTAGATAATGCAAATTATAAAGTAAGAAGTTTTGCTGATGCATGGAATGCTTGGCATCTACATGTAAAAGATGCAAAAATTGCAACAGACAACAATGAAATTGCTTTTGTTATTGATCCTATAATAGCAAACAGCAAAATTGTAGATGCAGATGGTAGTACAACCAGTCCGGGGCAAACACCAATGACTAATTCAGCTGGTAAAGTGGCTGAAGTCAAAGTACAAACTGGAGCATCTAAATCCAACAACAATTATCAAACCAGCAAAAAAGCATTCCACGTGGCGCAGGGTGACAGTATTATCAAAATAATTGAAGATGTTATCCGTCAAAGCGACTATGTGCGTAACCAATTAGTTAATGATACGCAAACTAATAAATTGGCTCTTCCTACAAATAAAGATTTCAATTGGTTCAAAATTATACCACAAATTGAATTGAAAAGTTTTGACACCAACCGAAATGAATACGCAACAAAGACCACATATCACGTAGTGCCCTATACTGTAAAAAATACAAAACATCCGCAAGTGGCGTTGAGTGGTCCACCATCTCCAGTCAAAGAATACAACTACATTTATACTGGATTAAACACTGATGTATTGGATTTTGATATAGAATTCAAAGCAGCATATTATGTGGCAGTGACACTGGATAAAAATGCATTACAATCAACTAGTGGATCGCCAGTGTCTGATGCGGATTCTGGTGTTGGATCAACGGCTGGAATAATTCCGCCAGCTCCTAATTCAGCAACCCCGCGTGTGACCAAAGTATATGGCAATGATGCACAGGCCGGGGCTACCATGGACGCAGGGCGTGATGCCAAATCGCAGTTGGCTGGAAATTTTATTAAATCAATCTATACTGGATCAGCTGGCGACATGATAAATTTAAAACTTAAAATCAATGGCGATCCGACATTGATCAAACAAGATGATGTATATAGTAATCCTGGGCAAACTGATTATTCAAGTCATCCGGGACTCGACCAAAATACAGGCAGCATAACCATGGACAGTGGCCAAGTGTTTTGCAAAATTAATTTTTTAACTCCCAGTGATATAGACACTGACACTGGATTGTTGGCAAAAAACGGCCAGTATATTAATTCATCGTTCAATGGATACTATAATATATTGACTGTAGAAAATCATTTTTCTCATGGAAAGTTTGAGCAAGTACTAGAACTATATAGACTATTTGATTTTACTAATGCGTCTACCAACACTGAGCGTAGTGCAACTGCAACGGGAGTCGCTAGTGCCACGCCCACTGACAGTTCCAGTACCACTCCACCACCAGCAATATCATCTACCGCTACTACATATTACGAAAATGATGGCACCTCAAGCAGTACAAGTACTGCACTTTCTGCACAGGGAGCAAAATTTGGCACCGATGCAGTAGATACTGTAGCCAACAGTAAAGAAATTGCTGATTTAAAAGCAGTTGGAGCCAACGCAGAAACTATCAGTGCCGACAAAGACAAAGCAGATGCAGATGTCAGCAAAGAGCCAGCTGCCAATGTGCCCAATGCCGAAGACGAAGCCAAGAAGGCCGCAGAAAAAGCTGCCAACGAACAAACAGTAGCTGACTTACAGGCACAAAAGACTGCTATAGTAACTTCGCCTGAATATATAGCAGAAAGTCAAGCAACAGATGCATTAAATGCAGCAGATGCGGCTTTGCAAAAAGCCACAGTATATGCTAACCGAGCCAAAACAAAACTTAGTTTTCAACCCGACGATCCTGCATTGAAACAAGCAGTTATTGATACCGAAGCAGCTGCACAAGCTGCACAAGCTGCAAATGATGAAGCTTATACTGCATCTGAAACAGCCAGTGCTAATGCAAAAGGGTTAATAGAAAAAGTAAACAATTTGAATTCGCAAATTTATCAGTTAAATAAAAAATTAGGAAAATCAAGTTGATGCAACATATATAAAAAGGATAATCAATGGCAATAGATAGCAGAGCAGGAAAGAAAACACCAAGTTGGGTCAATAGAGAAACCACTGCAGGTACTAGAATTGATCACGGTCCGTTTATTGGCATTGTCAAAGACAATGTGGATCCTGCACGTCTTGGCAGACTAAGAGTCTATATACCTGAAATATCTGGTAAAGACCCCACAGTCGAAGACAATTGGATCAAAGTAGAGTACGCTAGTCCTTTTGCAGGTCAAACACCTGGGCCTGGCGCAACCACCAACAATAGATACGATAGTGTAAAACATACCTACGGATTTTGGGCAGTGCCACCAGACCTTGAAAATCAAGTGCTGGTCATGTTTACATTAGGCGATCAAGCTCGTGGATTCTATTTTGCATGTTTACATCCCAACTTGAGTAACCATATGACACCAGGCCTGGCTACTGCACCAGATACAGACTCTACTAGTGTAAGTGATACTATAAAATCTGCGGTAGGAAAAGATAGTGTGTTACCTGTTGCAGAATTTAATGTAAACGACATTGCCAACAATGCCACTGCATGGGTAGCAAACAAAAAACCCGTACATGATGCACAGGCTCAGGTACTAATTAATCAAGGACTAGATCGAGATGCAATTCGTGGCGCTATCACTTCTAGCAGTCAGCGAGAAGCACCTAGTGCAGTATTTGGTATGAGTACCCCAGGCAGACCCTTGCAAAATGATCCTGCAGATGATCCTAACTTTGCAAGCAAAGTGTCCAATGGCACCTACAATCCCGCAGATTATAATGTTACAAGCCGTAAAGGTGGTCACACATTTGTAATGGATGACGGCGATATCAACAACAAAAACAAATTAGTTAGATTACGCACATCAGGTGGTCATCAGATAATGATGAACGACAGTGAAGATATTGTTTACATAGCAAACATGGATGGTAGTTGTTACATTGAATTCACTGGTGAAGGTTATATCAACATCTACGGACAACGTAGCATAAGCATAAGATCAGAAAAAGATGTAAACATACATGCTGATAACGACATTAATTTGAATGCACAAAATACCATTCGCATGCACAGTAATACATCAATCGAAACTGAAACAGATGTAGCAGCAGATTTGGCTATCACTGGAAAAATCAGCAAAGCTGGTTATATCGACATGAAAAGTGACAGCAGTTTACGAATAGAAACAGTTACCTATGGACTAACAGCCAGTGATAGTTTATTGCTTGACTCCAACAATGGTGGATGGATTGCTGCCGAAGGCTTGTTGTTTCAATCAGCAGTAGGCGGGTGGACCACCAGTGACGGACTTGCATTTAATTCTGCCAATGGTAGTTGGCAGAATACTGGAACTTTGGCTCTTTCATCCACTGGTGGAGGATGGGCAGATTCAGGTGCTAATCTAACATTTAGCGGCGGAAAAATATATTTAAATACCAATGCAGCTCCTGCCACTACCACGCCAGATACACCGCCATCTCCAGATACACCCAATGATGTTGCCCTGTTTGATTTCGATAACGGACTATATAGACAAGACGACACTAGCCTAACAACCAGCACTGGCAAATGGGACACAGTGAGTCAAAGTGTCGAAACCATTTCTGCAATCATGCCAGCACACGAACCTTGGGTTAGAGTCAGTGGTACAAACAACGTTGCTGAAATTGATAATCTAGTAAATCAAAAACCAGTACCCACTCCAAAATCCAGTGCAGCACCCCCAAACACTTCGTTGACTACTCCAACAGATACCAACACTGGACAAAACACATCAAGTGTATTGCCATCTTCAAATTTAACAGACGGGTTAGGAAATCCTATGGCCGCATCTGCAGTGTCACCAGGTATTGCGTCGGCAATCAATGTTGGTATACCCAATCCGGCCGGTGTATCTGACCTATTGGGTAGTGTAGTCCCTGGAGGATTCAGTTTAAATCCCACATCAGCGGCTGCAAGCATAGCCAGTGCTGGAGTACCGTCGTTAAATCAACTCACCAACAGCATTGACACTGGGGCATCCAGTTTATTGTCAAAGCTCAACAATATAAATTAATATGATCCCCACATTTACCAAATATCAAATACGAGGAATTCTGGTTCAGTTATCCAAGATTGATTACATCAGTAATGCAACCCCAGATATTGCATATGGGCAGTACCGTATTACAGACAAAGTGTTACAGGCCAAAGGGTTTAAAAATAATACTACGTGGCTAGGAAAAAATGCCATTACATCAGAAAATGCTTTTAATTTAAGTATTGGACTGCAAAACAACTTGATCAAAGAAATAATACAAAATTTGTATTTAAATTTAATCAACAATGGTTCCATTGCCAACGACGATCCAGCAGATATTGCTGCAGGTTTAATTTTAGTGTCTTATTTTTTGTTAAATTGGTATCCATACGAACAGATTGCAGCCGAAGCTGCACGTCGATGGAAAGTAAATGCTATGAGTCCAGACAATGTAGGATGTGTGCAGTATTTTAACTACGGCAGATACGCGATAAATCAACTAAGTATTGTATTATAGGAATACACCATGGGAGTTTATGATCAGCTTAGTAGTCAACTGCAGTCGCAAGTATCTATGGTCAGTGGTGGGGTATCAGCTGCAATTGCTAGTGCTGGCAACGGACTAGGTGGTGGCCTCAGCTTGGACCAACTCAAAGCAGTAAAAGCCAGCGCCATTGCTTTAGGGCAAGACCCTGCATCGGCAGTAGCATCTGCCATAACAAATGGAATAAATTTGCCCGGTATAGCAGGTACTGGAACATCAACTGCGGAGGCATCTAGCGGTAGTTTGCCAACATTTGCTTTACCCAGTATTGCTAGATTAGATCTGCAACAATTATCAAGTGAAAAAATAAAACCTGAAAAATTAAGTGATGTAGCCGCTGCCAGCGATGCAGCCAGTGCAACTGCAGCCAGTGCCGCTGCTTCTCTGAAAGCTTCTGTTAATTCGCTGTTGCCATCGGTGGCATCATTAACGGCAGGATTGCCTAGCTTGCCTGGCTTGCCTAGCTTGCCTGGCTTGCCATCGGCTGCATCATTAACGGCAGGATTGCCTAATTTACCCAGCATACCTGGGCTTTCAACAACTAGCCCATTGTCATCAGCAAGTATAATTTCTGGAGTTAATTCTTTGGCAACAAGTGCTGCAGGATTAGCAAGCAAGCTATCAAACTTGCCCAGTGTACCCAGTGGAAGTTCACTCAGTGCACAATCATTAACGTCTGGAATAACTAGTGCAATCCCTTCTGGTTTAACTAGTGCATTTAATGCTGCATCAGCAGTATCCGCTAGTGCTACATCAGCATTAACTGCTGGACTAGCTGCTGGAGCTACTAATATCAGCGGTCTAGCATCGGCTGCAGGTGCGGCATTTGGAGCAAAAGCAAATGCATTTGCAGATGTTAGTATGGCTGCATCTGCACTAGGAAAAGTATTGCCAAATATAAAATCATTGTCTATTAACCCTTCAACAGTGCTAGCAAGGGCCTTGGCCGCTGGAGTGGCATTGCCAATTGGGTCAAGTACCGACACCAGTTCACCTGCTCCCAAAATAACTCCAGATCAAAAAGCACAGATTATTGCTGATGCCAAAAGCAAAGGCATATCGCCTGCTATAGCATTAGCAAATGCATCAGTTAATGGTGTACAGGCTGCATTATCGTCGCCAAGTACATTTAATCCTCCAACATTTCCATCAGTGTTGCCTAGTCTTCCGTCTTTGGATACCAGCAAAATACCAAATCCGTTGTCAGATGGTATATTAGGGTCAGCTGGTGCAGCCTTATCATCTGCAACATCGGCAGCTACATCGTTATTAGGGTCGGCTGGTGCGGCCTTATCATCTGCAACATCAGCAGCTGCATCGTTAACAGGAGTATCAAATTTGTCTTCGTCACTTGCAGCTACAGCCGGGCAAGCAGTTAATGGTGTGAGTAGTCAACTGTTGGCAAGTGCAACTGCTATAGCATCTCCTGCAACTGCATTACTTGGTGGCCAAACTGCTTCTGTAGTAGCAAACAAACTTGGTGTTGTGGGTGTTAGTTTAACAGGAGTTTAACAGGATAAGTAATAGTATGGCAATAACATATCGCGGATTCAGTACAGTAGATAGATATAAAAAATTTAGAGTAACTAATTTTGAGTTAGTTAAATGCGATCTTATCAATCACTTCAGCATACGCAAAGGCGAAAAGCTAATGCAGCCAAATTTTGGCACCATAATATGGGATATGATTTTTGAACCCTTAACAGAATCTACCAAATCGGCAATTATAGATGATGTGTCTACTATTATTTCCTACGATCCCAGGGTTAGAGTTACCAAAGTCACTGTAGACCAATTGGATATAGGTATTCAACTGCAGATTGATCTTACATATATTCCAAGAGATCAAAGCCAGAGCATAAAGTTGACTTTTAACAACAATAGCAATACGCTAACTACATCTTAATATTAGTATAGAATAAAGTCGATAAATATCTAATATGGATATTTGTCTATGGCATTAACAACACGTCAAACCAGTTTATTGGTTCAGCAAGACTGGACTAAAATATATCAGACTTTTAGAGAAGCTGATTTTCGGAGTTACGACTTCGAAACACTACGCAAGTCGATGATCAATTACTTGCAAACTTACTATCCTGAAGATTTTAATGATTTTATTGATAGTAGCGAATACATTGCACTGATTGATTTAATTGCATTTTTAGGGCAAAGTTTAGCTTTTCGCACAGATTTAAATGCACGCGAAAATTTCATTGATACGGCTGATCGTCGCGATAGTATTTTAAAACTAGCGAGGTTAATCAGTTATAATCCTAAACGCAACATTTCTGCTACAGGATATTTGAAATTTGATTCTGTAAGCACCACAGAAAATGTTACCGACAGCAATGGGCTCAATTTGGCCAATTTAAATATCAGCTGGAATGATTCGTCCAATGACAATTGGTTAGAACAGTTTATCACTGTGTTAAATGCCACATTGATCTCAAGTCAGGTGGTAGGCAAACCTGGTGGCAGCCAAACATTAAATGGTGTAAGAACTGATGAATACACTATAAGAATACCATCGACTCAAACGCCAGTTGTACCGTATACTGCTCAAGTTGAAGGTGTAACAACAAATTTTGAAGCAGTGAGTGCAACCACTGCAGGTGAAAGTTATGTTTACGAAGTTGACCCTACTCCAAACGGTGGTTTTAACTTTTTATACCTCAATGATAATTTAGGCAACGGCAGTAATAACACTGGGTTTTTTGTGTATTTTACACAAGGCTCTTTGCAGACACAGGTATTTAACATTGCTGACAGTTTACCCAACAGAGTTGTCAACATCAACTTCGATAACATCAACAATACCGATGTTTGGTTATATGCATTAAATCAATCAAATGCTGATAGCGTAAAATGGGCACAAGTTCCTGCGATCAGCGGGCTCAACATCATTTATAACAATTCTGCAGATAGAAATTTATTCCAGGTTAATACACGAGCAAACGATCAAATTGATCTAATATTTGGTGATGGTTCGTTTACCAATGTGCCACAAGGAAATTTTCGATTATACTACCGTCAAGGCAACAATTTAAATTACAAAATTACTCCTGACGAAATGCAAAATATCACATTGACTATACCTTATGTGAGTGCGTCGGGTGCAACACAAAGTTTGACCATACATGCCAGTTTAAAATATACTGTAACAAATGCCAGCACACGAGAGAGTATAAACGACATACGCTCTAAAGCTCCGCAACAGTATTACACACAAAATCGTATGATCACTGGTGAAGATTATAATATTCTTCCGTATACGATGTTTAGTGATATTTTAAAAATTAAAACAGTAAATCGTACCAGTTCGGGCATTAGCAGATATCTAGATGTAATTGATGTAACAGGAAAATACTCAAGCACAAATATATTTGCCGAAGACGGAATAATTTATGAATCGCCAACTGCAAATACATTGAGTTTTCAATTCAACAGTAGCAGTCAAGTGGCAGCCATCATTATTAATCAAATTTTGCCTTTGATTCAATCAAAGGAAATGACACAGTTGTTCTACAGTACTGCTACACGCCCAGTGCCACTAAACGGCAGCGTCAACAGTTGGGCACAGGTCAGTTTTGGCGCCAATTCCAGTGTTGGATATTTTGTTGATGCAAATAGTAATCCAATAAGTATCGGGTTAGGGGCAAGCAACAACTTCCAATTTATCACTGTTGGGGCACTGGTGCATTTCCTTGCGCCAACAGGGTACTATTTCAATGCACAAAATCAGTTGATAGCAGGCACTCCTCAAACCAGCAATGACAGAGTAGAAATGTGGGCCAGTGTATCTTACAACAACAATACACAAGCAAATTTGAATTCTATTGTACCATCAGGAGCTATACTTGATAAGATATTGCCAGCCTGGACCAATACTTGGAGTAATGATATTATCTCTACTATTGTAAATAATATCTTGATTTATAACAAAAAATTTGGATTCCGTTACAGCACTGGCATAAAAATAAACGGAGTGACTACAGATATTGCAGGTTGGGCATTGATAGATCAATCAAATTTGAGTGATGCTGATTACAGTCTTGCCAATGAAGGTGATTTAAGTGGACAGGGGCTTGACAGCAGTTGGTTTATTAAATTTGAATATATAAATCAAGAGTATGTTGTTACCTATAGAGGGCTAGCATACACATTTGAAAGCGTTCAAGAAACAAGATTTTATTTCGATCCACAAGTCAAAGTATACGACACTACGTTGGGACAGACAATCTATGACCAAATAAAAGTATTAAAAACAAATACTCGGCCAGACAGTTTGGTACCATTGGGATCTGACCAAATTTGGACAATTTACAATAATATTGTTGAAAGTGATGGATACGAAGACAATACAAAAATTTTAGTATCATTTCCTGACACAAATTCAACTGGTATACCTGACGATCCTGATCTGTTTACTAAATTGGTTGCACCATCAGTAAACCAGACACAAAAATATGTATATTTTAAACAAGATACTACAAACACATCTAATTTTATAAGTTTAATTCCTGTTACTGACGGATCTATCATTTCTACCTATGCTACACATGCTGACATAATTTCGGTGCTGGGACTGTATCCGCAAAACCAAATATTTTATGCATACGCCGAAAATAATTTTTATCAATTTGTTGATCCAAATTTAATATTGTTAACAAATTATCAAGTCCAGACTGGAAGAAGCAATTTGTATTTTCAATACACGCATGCAAGTCCAAACAATAGAAGAATAGATCCTAGCCCCACAAATATCATGGATCTTTATGTATTAACACAAGATTACAGCAACAGTTATTTTAATTGGTTGGCCGACACAACTGGAAAAATATCAAATCCGTCTGCACCAACCAGCGAAGAACTCAGCACCAATTACGGAGCATTGTCCAATTATAAAGCACTCAGTGACACTATCATCTATAATACTGTGTCATTTAAACCATTATTTGGTGCAAAAGCTGATACAGCATTGCAAGCAACATTCAAAGTAGTAAAGAACCCCAACATAGTTGTAAGCGATAACGATGTCAAGAGTTCAGTTATAAATGCCATTAACACATATTTCAATATCTCAAATTGGGATTTTGGAGAAACTTTTTACTTTAGTGAATTGGCGGCCTACTTGCATCAAGTGCTAGTCCCAAATATTGCCAGTATTATTATTGTGCCCAATGCAGGCGCTGCTAGTTTTGGCGGCCTATATCAAGTCAATGCTGAGCCAAATGAAATTATTGTCAGTGCAGCCACAGTTGACAATGTTGAGATTATCAGTGCAATAACTGCGGCTCAAATCAACCTATCTGCTGCAGGGTTAAATACATAAATTAGGTAAAGTAGTTAATAATGGCCGTTACAAAAACAATTCAATTTCTACCAGAAATATTTAGAACTGACACCAATCAGAAATTCTTAAATGCAACTATGGATCAGTTAGTAACTGATCCAGATTTTCGTAAAGTAAATGGATATATTGGACGTGAATTTTCTCCAAGTTACAAATCTACTGACAATTATATTAAAGAGCCAACTGCTACTAGACAAAATTATCAACTTGAACCACATGTTATAGTTAAAGATAGTGCTGCCAACAAGATAAACTTTTATTCCGGGTACCCTGACGTAGTTAATAAAATCAATTACTACGGCGGTAATACTACAGACCATAACAGAATGTTCAATAATGAATATTATACGTTTGATGGTCATTTTGATTTTGATAAGTTTGTAAATTTTAATAATTATTATTGGTTACCTAATGGCCCAGACGCAGTGCCAATTCGTGCCGGCGGAGTTCCTTTAACATACACTTACAACGTATCTTTTGATAGTGCTAGCCGCAGTTGGAGATTTAGCAGCAACGGCAATGAAAATAATCCAAATTTAATTTTAGCACAAGGTGGTACATACCAGTTTGTTATCAACGAACCTGGAAATCATTTTTACATACAATCAAAACCAAGTCAAAATGGCTACGACCTGTTAAGGCTTAATATTGATGTCACACAGGTATTAGGAGTAGAAAACAATGGCATAGATGTTGGTACTATAACATTTACAGTACCACACAGTGAAGACCAGGCAAGATGGACCAGCATGCCCCAAGCAGGCACCGCTGACCTTGCAACTACAATTTCATACAAGGATTTACAAGGTCGTTCGGTAGCCGACATCAACAATATATTCAAAGGTATCGATGGATTCACTGGATCACTGGATTTAAAAACTTTAATTTTTGTCAGCACTGACCAAGTTGGCGGTGATGATTATTGGACTTCAAACGCAGAATTTGACACAGACATTTTTGATACCGCGTTTGATCCTTCTGGGGTTGTTCCTGTTGACTTGAGAACCAGCATATTTAGAATAAATGTTTATCAAGACACTTATGGTGAAGACCATATTTTATTAACTCCAGTTTCATCAGTTTCCCCCAATAATAAAGTTTATGTTCGTGCCGGTGCTGTATATGCTACATATAGTTTTTATGTTGTTGTAACCAATCTTTATCAGCAAATACCTCTTATTACTGCACCATTGACATCTCTTTATTATCAAAGTAGACAGTATCAATCTGCAGGAACAATCACAGTATCTAATCAACAAGATAGTTTTATTGACCCCAGTACCGACATAGTGGGAAAAGTTTATTACACAAGTCCCAATGGTGTCACATTGACTAATGGGCTTAAAATAACATTTGATGCCAATACAACTGCAACTGCTTATGCAGGAAACACATATTATGTAGAAGGTGTTGGAACAGCTATTAGATTAATTAATGTTGCAAATACAATTACTCCCGAACTTGCAGATACCAATACATACATTGGATTCGACATGGGCGGCAGCACCAGCCAGTATGATTGGGCAATTACCCCGCCGGATGTAAGAGCATCTATATTGCCCGGTAACCTAGCCGATTCGACAAAATGGCATTGGGAAAATGGTATCCCCTTAAATCCAAACAATCCAGCCGAGTTAGCAACAATTAATTCATATATTTCTAGTTTTGATGCTGCTCATACCACTGGGCGTGGATTTGATTTTGATAACTTTGATTCAACAATAACAGGTGCATTAACTGCAGATTACATAACTATTAACAGAGCTAGTCAAGATTTAAATGCATGGAGTCGCAGCAATCGTTGGGTGCATATTGATGTAATTACTGCAACCGCCGCCTATTTAAATCAAGTTCCAATAATTGACCAATCGGCTAGAGCACAACGCCCTATTATTGAATTTGAAGCAGATTTACAATTATTTAATTATGGTAAACTTGCAAAAGATCCAGTAAACATTCTTGATACTGTGATTACAGATGCATTTAGCCAGGTCGAAGGTTTATCCACTCCAACGCTAGCATCTGCAGATATAACAGTCGGTAATACAACTATTACATTAAAAAATAATACCAGAATTGTTTTTTCTGCAGATACAAACCCTAATGTAAAAAATAAAATCTATAGATTTAAAATTGCCAATACTGTTGCAAGTGTAACCAATCCAGTCTATATTTGTTACCTGACCGAAGAACCAGATGCCCTGGTTGAAGCAGGGCACACTACTATTATTTTAGGTGGGGACAAGATTGGACAACAATACTATTATAATGGTGCCAGCTGGATAAAAGCACAACAAAAATCAAAAATCAATCAACCGCCTTTGTTGGATATGCTTGATGCAGATAACAACAGCTTTGGTGACACTAGCGTATATACAAATAGTTCATTTGTTGGTACTCAGTTGTTTTCTTATCTTAAGGGCACAGGCAGAAACGATTCTGTATTGGGATTTCCATTAAGTTATAGAAATATCAATAATATCGGAGATATTCAATTTCAGAACAATTATGATTCTGATAAATTTACCTATCTATTAGGTGCCGTGGCTACCACCAAGAATATCAACACAGGATTATTGATCAAGAACAATGGACTTACTGTGGGTAGTAAAGTAAACTTATGGGCCACAGTTGAATCGTTAAGCAAACAATATCAATTAAGAAAATTTACTTACGACGGTACAAATAATTATTTTGAATTAGAAGTTTTACCTAATCCAAGCACATTAGAGCCCAATCTAAAAGTAGTAGTCAATAACACCAATTTGGCGCTGGGGCAGTATGCAATTATACAAATTGTTGACAGATATGCAGTTGTAGTTAATCCTTTATTGATGCAGACTGGTGACACTATTTACGTACAAATTTTCAGTGATGCAATAAGTGCAAATTCATATTATGAAGTTCCTAAAAATTTAGATTTAAATTCTCTAAATACAAATTTCCAATTGTTAACTTTGGGACAATTACGCAATCACTTGATTGCAGTTTCCCAAAACAATACGGCAGTAACTGGGCAAGTGCCTGGCAACAACAATCTTAGAGATTTAAATTACAAAAGTACTCCTGGTAATATTTTACAACATAGTGCGCCGCAAATTTATAGTAATTTATTTTTAGTAAATGAAAATTTGAGTTTTATCAATGGATTAAGATTGGCTCAAAAAGAATATACTAAATTTAAGAATCGCTTTTTAGAAAATGCGTTAAAATTAGAAATTGATTACAATGATCCAGCAAGCGCCACGGATAAAATTTTATTAACTATAAATGCAATTAAAAACAATACATTCCCTTGGTACTATAGTGATATGGTTCCATACGGACAAAATAATACATCATCTCTATCATATACAGTACTAACGCCAACCATTAGAAATTATGAATTAACCAGTATATTTGATGATACAGTATTAAGCAGTAAGGCAGTATTGGTATATCTAACTCGAGTTATTGATAAAAAATCTACAAAAACACTATTGGTTAAAGATCATGATTATCAATTTAACAAAAATACCCCTAGTATAACCATATTGGATAGTTTTAATTTGTTATACGGAGATGTTATTTCAATAGTAGAGTATTCAAGTACTGATGGTAATTATATTCCTGAAACTCCTACTAAATTGGGTTTGTATCCAAAATTTGTTCCACAAATCTATCTTGATAATACGTATGTTACACCTACACAAGTTATCCAAGGACACGACGGTAGCTTAACTCCAGCGTTTGGAGATTTTAGAGATCAATTATTGTTGGAATTGGAACTTAGAATTTATAACAATTTAAAAATTAGTTATAATGAAAATAATTTCAATCTTTATGATTATATTCCTGGAAAATTTAGATTAACAGAATATAACTTGACCGAATTTAATCAAATAGTAACACAAAACTTTTTGGAATGGAGTGGTGCTGGTAGAATTGATTATACTACCAATGGCGATTTCCTCAATGGCAATGGGTTCACGTGGAACTACAGAAAATACAATGACATTATCAACGGGCAATCAATGGCTGGGTCTTGGAGAGCAGTATTTAAATATTTCTACGATACCGACAGACCACATACACATCCGTGGGAAATGTTAGGATTTTCTGAAAAACCAGACTGGTGGGAAACACGTTATGGTCCAGCACCATACACCGCTGGCAACAGTATTCTTTGGAGCGACTTGAGTATTGGGTATATCTATAGCGGATCACGCACGGGGTTTGATGCAAAATTCCAGCGTCCGGGTCTGGTTAATTTTGTACCAGTTGATGACCAAGGAAATTTAAGAGACCCTAGTGTATTTCTAACAAAAATAACATCTTTGACAAACGCTGCAATCAGTTGGGCAGTTGGCGACATTGGCCCGGCTGAAAACGCCTGGCGCCGGAGTAGCGATTATCCATTCGCAGTTCAATATGCACTGGCTCTGCTAAAGCCAGCAAGGTATTTTGGTACTTTGGCCAACATCAACAACTACAAGTATTCTGCTGAAATTAATCAATTCATTGATAGTATCACAAATAGGCACATACAACCAACAGATATTGATGTAAATGGATACAACAACGCCAACGGGTCTGTTAGTAGAACCGCCGGATATGTCAACTGGGTTAGTGATTATTTGACCAATCTTGGTATTGGCAATTCAGCAAAGTATATAAAAAATGCCTTACAAGGGTTGTCAGTACAATTGGCCTATCATGTAGGTGGATACACTGGTCAAAATTATATTACAGTACTTGCAGAACAAAGCAGTCCGTCTAGTATCAATGATAGTATTGTTGTACCTAAAGAAAATTATGCAATTGAGTTGTCCAAATCATCGCCTATTAACAAGGTAACCTACAGTGGGGTTATAGTAGAAAAAACCAGCAACGGGTATAGCGTAAGCGGATACAACTTGAATGATCCTTATTTCACTATTATTCCTAGCTTGGTAGACAACAGTTATTCTAGCATCAAAATAGGTAACGAGACTGCAATTTTATACAAAAATTATAGGCCTGTTAAAGTTCGTTACAGTTATGGGTATGAATTTAAAACAATACAACAAGTTGCTGATTTTTTGATTAGTTATCAACGCTACTTAAAAAGCCAAGGATTTATTTTTAATCAAATAAACAGTGATCTAACTGATACACAAGACTTTACATTGAGTGTTAAAGAACTATTAAGTTGGGCTCAACAAGGTTGGCAACAAGGCAATGTATTGGTATTGAGTCCGGTGTACACTACATTAAAATTAGTCACTGCTTTATCGGTAGTTGACGAGATTACAAATAATCCGTATGCAGGACGAATAATAGATGTAAATTTTGCACCTATTAAATCAAACAATTTCACTGTTAACAGAGATGCCAATACATTTACTTTTACATCTATTGGCGGGCAAACAATTGCGTTTGCTGAATTAGATTTGGTACAATTTGAACAAACTATTATATTTGATAATCAAACTGTGTTCAATGATATTATCTACAGTCCGGAAACTGGAAATAGACAATATAGATTGAAATTGATTGGAAACAAAACTGGGTCATGGGACGGAAGTCCAAACATTCCTGGATTTGTATACAACGACAATATCATTGCCGACTGGCATGCCAATACTGATTATCTAAAAGGCGCATTGGTAACATACAAATCAAATTACTATACTGCAGTTACTGATATTCCAGCTGCGGTAACATTTAATAATACCAATTGGCAATTGATCAGCAAGACAGATATACAGACTGGATTGCTCAATAACTTTAGCATTAATGCTGGTAAATTTACCAAATTCTATGATATAGACAACCCAATTGAAGATTCAACCATATTGGCATATAGCCAAGGAATCACAGGATTTAGAGAAAGAGATTATCTAACCAACATTGGCATGGATACTCCAACTCAAAATAAATTCTATCAAGGATTTATCAAACAAAAAGGTACGTTAAATGCAGTTGATGCACTAAATGGAGCCCAATTTGGGGCCATTGGATCTAACATTGCATACAATGAAGAGTGGGCCATACGAGTTGGCGAGTACGGAGCACTAGACAGTAATGCTTATATAGAAGTAATTTTGCCCGAAGGCAACATACAAACCAGTCCTACTCCAATTTTGTTTGTAGATATAGGCACAACAAAATCTGACAGCATACAAAGTTACAACGGCAATGATGTTTACAGAATTTCGGGAACATATAATGTCAACGTCGTTGCTGCACGAACATCAGATACTATAACAGTACAAGATTTGCCAAAAGCTGGATATGTCAATTTGAATGACATAGATGCAACCATATTTGATCTAAGAAATTATGCAGTATTGGATGCAGTCATGTCCAGCTTACGAGATGGATACAAAATATGGACTGCAAAGAGTTTTAACGGCGGATGGGATGTGTACCGCTGCTCAGGGTTAAACAATTCTATACTACAACTTAGTTACAACAACGACAATTTGGTAAAAGTTCTTACTGCAAACCCACATGGACTGCAGCCCGGCGACATTGTTGCAATCAAAAACTTTGATTCTAGATTTGATGGGTTTTATCAAGTTTTCAGCAGCGACGGCGAAAATGGATTCTTTATTTTGATGTATCAAAATTTATCTGTTATTCAAAGTGCAAAAAATATCTATGGCACTGGCGTAGTATTTAAATTGTTTAGCATGAGAATTTCAATCCCAAGTCAAGTGACACAACTTACACCACTGAATGGTTGGATCAACAATGATAAAATTTGGGTTGATGGTGTTAACGGGTGGGAAGTTTATAACAAAACTAAACCATGGGCATACCAACAATTAGTAACACTAAACAGTAGTGAATATACAACTTTTGATAAATTTGGCACCAGTGTAAAATTTAACAGTGATGCGACCACATTGTTAGTTGGTGCTCCGGGCAACGGAACAGGTCGTGTCACAATCAATCAACGTAGTTCGGCTGATAACACATGGATCGAAGGTTCTTCTTTGATACCGCAGAGTAATGCAGTGGCATCATTTGGCCAAAGAGTTGAAATTGGTGGGTTAGACGTTGCTATTAGTGCACCATCTAGCAACAACGGCACAGGATATGTTTATGTGTACAAAACACAAAGTTCTGGAATTGGTCTAAGTCAGATTTTAACTGCACCTAATGTTGCACTAAGCAATGCTGGATTTGGTACCGGAATGTCTATAAGTGGTGATGGTCGCTGGCTATATGTCAGTTCGCCTGGGGTAGGTCAAGTGTATGCTTATGCTAAAATAAATCAAACACCAGTTAACCAATCATTTAATTTGTACGGAACAGAAACAAGTGCAAATTTATTGACTCAAGGCATTAACAATACATTAACTTCTGCAGGCGGTAGTAGCGGCAATTTTACAATTTATAGCGGAATTACTTCTTTGGTTCCTGGCATGGACTACACATTTGGCACAAATAGTATCAACTTTATTGGTATCACTGCACAAAATCATCAAACCAATACTGCCAGCGGATCAACTTCGACCTTTACCACAACATTTACAATTTCATCTATTAATAGAATTCGTGTTAATGGAATAGTAAAAACTCAAGGAAATATTTCAGCAGGGCAAGGCGACTATACGGTAGTCAACCACGCTAACGGCACTGGTACTGTAACATTCTTAACATCACCTGCAACAGGTGCCAATGTTTATATTGAAAACGGTACCTCTTACATATTTTATCAAAATGATTACTATAGTCTACAATCTCAAGTATTGACTGCAGATCATTTTACAAATTTTGGAACCAGTATCAAAACATCAACTGACGGTACACAATTAATTATTGGTGCCCCTAACTATACTGTATCCAATGCAACTCAGGCAGGAGCCATATTTGTTTACGATCGCAGTGTAGAGAAATTTACAGGCACTGGATCAAACGATATATTTATAACTAAGGATCCACTGACAACTATTCATCATGTTGAATTAAATGGTATTACACAAATTGAAGGGCATGATTATGCAGTTCGAAGCGGGGCAGTACAATTTGATATTCCGCCAACTCCGGGTTCTTCTATAACCATTGACACAAACAAATTTAGATTATTAAATTATCTAACCAGCGTATCACCAAACGCCTACGATAACTTTGGACAAATTGTAGATCTTTGCCCAGTTAACTGCACAGTATATGCAACAGTTCCTAAATATAAAAATACCATTAACGAAGGGGCAGTATTTAGATTTACCAATACTGGAAGAGTGTATGGTACTATAACAGGCACTATTTATAATCCTAGGGTGAATCCCGGCGACTGGATACGAATCAATGGTGTGGTAATATCATTTGATAGTTCCTCACTTGATAGCGTGATATTAAAAATCAACAATTCAAATATACTCGGAGTGGTTGCAAGCAATGCAAATGGGTACCTACAAATTAATAGCACACTGCAATCAAACTATAAAAAGTTAGATTTAGCACCCGGGGACGGAACTGCATTTACAGATCTAGGGTTGCAGGTATTTGGGTATACACAAACAATTACGCAAACAGTACCCGGAGAAAAGTTTGCTACAGGATTTGCAGTGGCTGATACGGCAGATACAATTTTAATCTCCAGTAGTGGGGCCACTACCATACAAGATAACACTTTTGATGGTACAAAAACAATATTTGACAGTGGAGCTACAGTATTTACTCACCCGGTTACTGGCAGCGGAGCAGTTTATACATATGATTTGATGTCTACTCCATCGGCCACGGTAACAAATCCATCGTTGTTTGCGTTCTCGCAACAGTTAGAATCAATTAACCTAGCTCAAAATATAAATTATGGTGCCAGCATGGATGTTAGATCCAATTACATGGCAGTTGGTAGTGATAAAGATTCATTTGTTGTAAATCAAGGCGGCACAGTTGAAATTTTACATAATGCAACAGGGGTCAAAGGTTGGTCATTGATTCGTAGTCAAGACACTTCAGTTGACATCAATAGCTTGTCTTCAGCATATATCTACAATAGTGTTACACAAAAAATGATTACTCATTTAGATCATGTGGATCCTGCCAAAGGTAAAATACTTGGTGCTGCTGAACAATTTATTGATATTAAGTCGCAATTTGATCCAGCAATCTATAACAGTACTTTGCGTACAGATGTAGTAAACAAAATTGAACTAAGTTGGAACGCACACCATGTTGGTCGTACTTGGTGGGATTTAAGCACCATAAGATATATAGATTACGAGCAAGACACTATAACTTATCGTAGCAAAAATTGGGGTAAGTTGTTTCCGGGATCTGTAGTAACAGTTTACGAATGGGTATCTAGCAACTATCTACCTAGTCAGTATACCGCCAATGGCGGAGATGGTATTCCTAAATACCCCGACGATACCGCTTACAGTTCTGTAGTACAGGTTAACCAATCAAGCGGAATTGTTACCAGTACCTATTACTTTTGGGTCAGCAAGAAAATTAGTGTAGATACTACATTGTCAACTGGTAGAAATATCAGTATAATACAATTAGAAAACATGATCAGGTCTCCTGAAAGTCAAGGAATCCTTTACTTGGCACTACTGAGTACCAATGCAATTAATTTATATAACATTTATGATCAATTGGTATCTAATCAAGTTGTATTGCATGTCGACACATCAAAGTTAACCAACACAAATATTATTCATAGCGAATATCAATTGGTTGCAGAACACGATGCTAATGTGGTATTCCCGTCACGTATAATAACAAAATTACGAGACAGTTTATCAGGACAAAATTCTGCAGGATTGTTGGTTCCAGACCCAACATTAAAACCTGCTGATAGATACGGAGTATTGATTAGACCAAGACAAGGGTTGTTTATTAATAGACAAATTGCAGTAGAAAATTTCATTGATAAGGTCAATGCAGTAATGCTAGCGAACCCTATTGCATTACAATACAATATAACAACATTAAAAACTAGTCAGCCAGTTCCGCCTGGATCATATGATTTCTCAGTTGATATGTATTCTGAATTAGCATACGTAAATACTTCAACTCTTGATGACGGTGCACGGGCATTGGTAAACAGTGATGCTAACAATAGTGGACTATGGGTAATATATCAATATGTAAAATCTACTAACGTATGGATAGTAAACAGAATACAAAGTTATAATACATCATTGTATTGGAAATTTGCTGATTGGTACATGTCAGACTTTGATCTCAGCAACAGTATAACCTATCAAGTTAACATTTATGCTGACATCAAGTTATTGACGTTGTCCGCAGGAAATACTATAAAAGTTGCAAATAACGGAAATGGTACATGGGCAATATACCGAGTAATGACAGATTTATCATTGGAACTAGTTGGTGTACAAAACGGAACTATACAACTATTGCCTAGTGTTTATGACTTATCTAATAACAACATGGGGTTTGACAATGATAATTTTGGTGTTATACGATTTGATCAAAATCCCTTTATAGAACTTGGATATATTTTTGATGCGGTATACAATGATATTTTCATCGATGATTTAAAAATAGAATTTAATAATTTATTTTTTGTATTGATAAATTATGTGTTCTCCGAACAAGTTGCCCCGGATTGGGTATTTAAAACCAGTTTTGCTACAGTGACACAAAATTTAAGAACACTATCGCAATTGCCCAGTTATATCAATGATAATCAAACATATTATCAAGATTATATAAACGAAGTAAAACCATTTAGAACACAAATTCGTGAATATTTACCTACCTATTCTAGTGTTGATACTGCACTGGGCAGAATGACTGACTTTGATTTACCTACATACTTTGACCCGCAAAGTAATACGTATCGTCCATTAAATATCTACAATAACATTGATGCTAGTATTATTAGTTCTGCAGATGAATATCAAGATTGGCTGAATAATTATACCTATTCTGTTATTAGTATTGAATTAGACAACCCAGGCGAAGGATATTTAATACCTCCGGTGGTTTCAATTACAGGTGGCGGCGGCAAAGGAGCAACTGCAATTGCAACCATCAACATTGATACTGGACAAGTATCTGGTATTACTGTAACATATCCTGGCACTGGATATACTTCGATACCTACAGTTAAAATTACTGGTACAGGTGAAGGAGCAAGTGGGGCTGCAATATTAAATAATCAATACTATAGTATTGCTCCGCAAAATAGCTATAACACAGTGCGTAATTTGTCAACTACATTAAAATTTGACAGAATCAGCTTTGCTAGTAATGTACAACAGTGGCAAGCAAATACTGCCTATGCCACCTCATCGTTTGTGAGTTATTCTGGAACTGCTTACTTAGCGGTAAATGCGAATATAGCCACTGATGCAGTGTTCAATCCTGCACGATATACTGTATTACGTGGAGATGTGTTTGCACAGGCTACTGATAGAATAACAGCGTATTATCAACCAATTGCTGGTATGCCTGGTAAAGATTACGCACAGCTGATGTTGGGAATTGAATATCCTGGGGTTAAAATAACAGGAGCCAAATTCAATGCAAATACATTACAATTTACATCAAATGTAATTGGATTCAATTACCAAGGTATGTGTATTACCAGTAACGACACAACACAAATTGATTTTGTGAAATTAGGATTTACTCCTGATAATATCATTACTGTTGAAGGGTTGATTACTAATTTCCAAAATAATGCACAATATACAATTGTTAATGTTACGTCAAATTCAATGATGATTACTGGTGCTCCAGTTAGCACAATTGCTTATGGTGCAAATGTTAGAATAACCTACATAGACCAAACTGATAATACCAATATTGACACCATTATACAAAGTTCATATTTAGATACTGCACTTGGAACACGCCCAGAAGATATAAACATTGTTGGCGGTGCATACGTAGACCAATATAGTAGTCATGCTCCTGAAGAATTAATACCTGGTAGATTGTACGATACTCTTGATTTAAAAGTCATCACGCTCAATGCTCATGATGAAACATACGGTTGGGCCTATAGAAGTTTCTATAACATGAATGGCAAACGTGAATATTTTAGAATAAGCAATCAGTTTTCTGCTCAATTAGCTGCCAATTTAAATGTCACAGATTCCAATATTTCAGTGACAAGCACACAAGGTTTATCAATACCCAACGTCAATGAGGCCATACCTGGGGTAGTTTTCATCAATGGGGAAAAGATCACCTACTACGGAATTGATCAGGTCAATAAAAAATTAACACAAATAAGACGCGGAGTTGATGGTACTGGTGTTCCATTAAGACACCTAGCAAATGCCACAGTATATAATAGTAGCTTGGACCAAATGATACCGTGGAGTTATGCCAACAAATATATATACTACACCGGTAACGGCACAACTACAACTTTTGCAGCTAATGTAGATCCTTACAGTTTAACTATGGTAGTTAATGGAAATGTAGTACAAAATTGGAGTTTTGCTCCAGATACATCTATTTCAAATCAATGGAATATTGTATTCACTGCACCTCCGGCAAATAGTGCAAATATAACTATCATCAATAATTTTGAATATTCCTATCTAAATATGACAGGAAACACAGTTTCTCAATACGGATACGGTGGATTTGTGGCCGCTAATACTATTCCTGCAACGTTTATAAAAGATTTTACTATAAATTCTATTGGATCAAGTACATTTGCTTACACCGATGGCGTAGTAAATACATAAGATGATTTAACCCAATAAAATGAATACAATAAATACAGATATGGATCAAACGAACATGGAAACTGAAAAACAAAAAATTAACCCGCAAGTGGATGAAGCTGGCGCACTACATGTGCGTGGACATATCAAAATCTTTGATCCAGAATCTGGAGAAGTTTTTATTGATAAGCCTAATGCAATTCATTACGAAAACATCAGCGAAGCTATTGCATATTGTCTAGCGAATAAAGGGCAAAGTTATATTTTTGAAATGAATTTTGGTAACGGTGGTACCAGTATAGACCCCACTGGTATTATTACCTATTTGCCGCCAAATACAAACACACAAAACGCCACATTATACAATGCCACATTTTCAAAAATAATTGATGACACCAGCAGTTACAACACTGACCCGGCACGTAATAAAATACAAATACGTCATGTACCAGGCAACATATATTCAGATCTTGTTATTACATGTTTAATAGATTACGGTGAACCCAGTAGCCAAAGTGCTTTTGATACCAGTACCAATTTAAATGATACATTCACATTTGACGAATTAGGACTACGTGCACGAAGCACAGATGGTACTATAGGATTAGCCAGTACTGGCAAACTTTTAACACATGTAATTTTTCATCCTGTGCAAAAAGCATTAAACAGATTAATTCAAGTTGACTATACTGTGCGTATTCAAACTCTTACTAATTTGAGTTCACTGGGGTAATCAATGAGTTATCAAATCACTAAAAGCAACGGAGAAACCATCATAATATTAGATGGTACCCAAGACACAACAACTACAAGTTTGACTCTAATTGGCAGAAAAAGTTTAAATTACGGACAACTTGAAAATCAAAATATTGTCAGACTATTAGAAAATTTTGCTTATTCGTTGCCCCCAACTAATTCTATCATTGGGCAACTTTGGTACAATACTACCACTGGGCAAATCAATGTTTACGATGGCAGAACATGGTCTCCTCAGGCATCAACTGGATATGTAGATACTGCTATTACCAATGCATTGATAGCCAACCTATCTTTGCAAAATGGTAATTTTAGCGGGTCAGTGGTGGCCAATTCGTTTTTGTCTAACGCTGCTATCTATAGCACAACAGGATTTTTTTACAAAAATGGTACACCGTATTATGCTAATTCAAATGTAGCAGCATATTTGCCAGGTGATTCCACTATTGTCCAATTGCAAACAAATGCAACACAGTTGCAGGCAAATATCACTGCTGCCAATGCGGCAATTATT